TTATATTCTTTCTAGGTGATGCACATCTATCGCACTTGTTACAGTATTGTCAATACCGATAACTGCTCTGTCTCCATCAACCTGGATAACATCATATTCATCATAATAAAGATTAAATGCTCTATCTGTATCATAATCAACATTAAGAAGCACTCTTACCTTATCACCGGCTTTTATATCAGATATGTCAGTTTCAGATTCTTCATTGCTTTCACCATCAGAACTGTCGCCTGCTGATACAATACATCCGTCATTAACCCAGCCTGTTCCATCGTCAATAAGATATGGATTGGAAGCCCAGGGAATAACCCTTGTTATTCTTCCGCTATTAAATCCGGCTGATGGTGTGAGTGCAGCTTCTGATGTAGATGCGGCATATATTGCATTATATTCAACATATTCTCCTATCTCATGCTGCAGCTGCTCTGTATCATCAGCACCGGCATTATTATCTTCATCCGCATTATCATTATCTTCAACACCATCATTCCTGTGATCATACTCATTCGCTTTTGTAAGTCTGTCATAGACTTCATCATACATTATGTCATAATCTACTCTTGTGCCATCATTTAAATAGTAGTCACTAGACTCCTGCGACATAGCGAATTTATCCTCGCATATCTCACCATCATCATTCCAATGTGCTTCCCAGATAAGCGCGCCATGTTCTATAAGCTCATCTACATTCATATAATCGTTTAACCAACTGTGGCTTGCATAGATACCCTTTGCTGTTATGTCACATAATGCATCAAGCCATTCAATTGCAAGCTCCTGTGTATAATGATAATCAATGCCATGTTCTGCCTTATATCCGTCTGCATCCTCTATGTCGAGATATAATCCCATTGTTGGATTACACTTGTTATACCACTCTCTGATGTGCGCAGCTTCGCTTAATGATTCATCATTGTTTCCTGCATACTGATAAATATATAATCCGTATGGGATACCCCTCTTCTCACACTCATCTATATATGTCTGTGCCATGCTGTCGCACTGTCCGCACTCGCTGTCGTCTTCGCTTAAGTCATTGCCATAGGCGCAGCGGATAATCACGTAGTCAAAATTAGTTGCAATGTAATCAAAATCAAGTTCTCCCTGGTGTCTGCTTATGTCTATTCCTTTTTTCATAGTCTTATTCCTCGCTTTCTTTTTATATATTTCCGCTATGTGCGCATAAAAATAGCACACATAGCGATTACTACATGTGCTCATTAGTTAATATATGTTTTATTGTTACTTACCTCTGGTACTGCCTTGTCCTCTGCAAGCTCATCATCATCTGGAAGCTCATCTGTATATTTACTTAGAAACGTCTTTACGTATAACCATAATTTCTTAACAGGTAAACCGCATAATGCCATATTTTTTAATATACTTACAGTTTCATATGCTATATAGAGCAATGCAATAAATCCTGAGATTCCGATACTATTTCCGATATGCTGTCTTATTTCCTCCGGTAGGAATCCAATCATATTAAAACCTGTTATGTAATCTACAATTACAAGTAGCATTATTGATATAACCATTGCACACTTTCTTATCGCGCCATCGATGCCAAAGCAGCTGTTAAACTTGTGTTCTTTAACTGATCTTAATACTCCAAATATCGTATCAATAATTACTGCTATAATAACCAACTGAATCAACTTATTGTGTGCGGCAGCTACGTATATTTCTCTCATCGTCATCATAATTACTTATCCTCCTATAAACTTTACTGTATCTTTTCTTCACTTATCATAAATGATAATGCTGTTATATCAGCAGCACTAAGTGCATCATATCTCTGGTCTTCAAGCTTATCAAACTTTGTTATATCAACTTTTTCAATATTCTTAAATACTTCTGTTTCGGTGTGCAGAAACTCTGTATATTCCTGTTGGAATATACCTTGATTTTCATCTGAGATATGATATTCTCCATCCTTAATTACTGGATTTCCATTCTCATCTTTATCAGCATATAATTCTATTAATTTAATACGATTCTGACCAATAATATCTGCTTCCTTGCTAATATCCTGAACATTTTTCGATATCGCGTAAGCAAGCTGGAATGGAAGCCTTTTTCTAACCACATTATGTAATTCTTCATTTAAATTAACTATTTCTCCAAATGTAAGTAGCATCTTTAATCCTCCTTTATTCTATTAATGAAAGTGCATTTGTATAAAACTCACTGATATCCTTATCACAATCCTTTTTATTTGCAATATATAACTCTTTGTTCTGGATTGTAAAACTGATATGTGGGTCTGAACCATTGTCTGCCACATCAGCGGATAAATATACAGCAGGAACTTTCTCTGTATACGTTGTTGTACCATCTGTTGTATTTTCCACTGTTTTCTCTACATAACTGTAACCTGAAATTGTAATACTTTTTGTTAAATTTAGCATAATAAACTCCTCCTGATTTTTATAATTTAGCTTTTATCCAATCTGACAGCTCAACCCAACCACCATTTGACCAGATATAATAATAATCATAGCAATACACACTGCCACTATGAACATATAGACTTGTATCTGCATGTATAGAATACCATGGATGTCTTGCCGAACCTAACTCTATATATCCACCTGCATCCGGACCAAAATGCCATCCAGTTATAACGCTATGACTAGCACTATATTCAACTCCAAATGTTAATGCATATTGCTCTTCTGAAGATGCATAAAATCTTAAATCCTGATTATATGGATTAATTATCTTTCCATAATTACGAAATTTTAAATCTGTGGTTAACTTACCATACAATGTTAAATCACTATATACTGTTAAATTCTTATTTACATTCAGATTTTGAGTTGTTTGATCTCCATTTCCTTTTACAAACCATAAACCACCAAAAGCTGAAGCATCATTTTTGTTGCTTGATTTCTGAACAGAATATACCCACGTTTCATCATTGGCTGCTGGCTGCATCCACGTTCTTCTTATATATCCATCGGAGTCCTTATTATCTGAACTAAGATAATCTGAAATATTCCACCTGCCTATATTTCCGCCTGTTACATTTATACTTTTACATTTTGTGATTTTTCCATCTTTTGTTATAATTAAATTATCGCTTTCTAACGAAAAACGATTTGCTTTAAGGTTAATTTCATTAGCTGACGCATTAATCATAGACACTATCTGATTGTTGTCATTCTTCCCAACTTTAAGCTCTAAATCTGCCGTAACTTTCTTATATAAACTATTAGAATTGCTACTCATTAATGCACCAGCGGTTGAAACATAACAACTAACTACAGCATTACGTTTATCCTCTGCTGTTTTGGGAATATACATTTCTATACCATTTCCATAACCAAGCCTTGATTTGCCTATAAGTGCATAAGCTTCTCTGTAAGATTCTCCTGTATATACTGTACCTCCTATTAGCTGCAAGGCATCTGCAACTGTTAATGGATATGCTGCATCTGAAGACACCACAACTATTATATAATCTCCACTATTAAGCTCTGTTATCTTATTTTTAAAGTTGGTTCTTGCAGTAGCACTGCCAAATGTATCATAAGACCACGAACCATTTACAACTAATGTCGTGGGATTTATGGATGTAACGCTAAGCCCTCGTCCAGTTGCTATATTCTGTTTTATGTTATTAATCTTAAGCCATGCACCCGTACCACGATAATCGCTTCCATAACCACCTGCTTCTATTATTCTATAACCATTATGAAACTCTTCTAAACTTGCCTTTAAACTTATTGCATCGTTTATTTGCTTAATTGCAGTACTTGCGTCTTTCCTTGAATAATAATCACTAAACTTACTATCCACAGTTGACACCTGCCCATTTGTAGCAAATGATGAATTGATTGCACTGTATAACTCTGATGAACTATTCTTGAAATCATGTTTCATTTGCTCAGTTGTGGTATAGTTATTGAACTTAGTATCAATATCTTCAGGAGCTGGCGACCAGTCTGTGGCTTTGTTGCCCTTTTCAATCTTTAGATTCTTAAACTGATACCATACTCCTGTACCACTGTTCATTCCTGTAATGTACAATAACTGTCCTGTCGAGCTAGGAAGTGTTGTGACTGTTTTAATTATCCATATCAACTTATTCCATTGATTAGCTTTAATTTGTCTATTTACAGCAGTACTACTACCCATGAGATTATCAGTACCATTACCTTGCAGTAAATCTAAGCTCATCACAGTATTCACATTTGATTTAACATCAAATGATACTGTATATACTGTATTAGGTTCATATTTAGAACGTCCTATGCGTGTATATTCAATGACAGACCATCCTGACTGTGCTGTTGAATTTCTCAGTAGTTTACAAGTTCTGATATTATTTTCTACTATCTCTGATTGTGTATGTCCGCCTGCCTTCATTGACCAACCCCATCCAGTTGTTCCCTGATTAGTCGATTCAGCTAAATTTCTTCCACCAACGCTTATGCCTTCGGGTGTACTTCCGACTGAATATGAATTAGTTACAGTACCGTTTGTATATTTTATGGTTATACGTGTCCAGAGATATGGTGCCGCTGCACTTGTGAATGGAACGGATGTACTCCAGGTTCCTGTAGGAGCTGTTGTACCTGACGAACCTGCTTGATACACAACTGCCGTACTAGCTATTCCATTTCCAGTTGCTCCAGTGTCGCCCTTATCACCTTTTACACCCTGAGGTCCTTGTGAGCCTGTCGCTCCTTTGTCTCCTTTAGCACCTGTGTCTCCTTTTACACCCTGAGGCCCCTGTGGACCTTGTTGACCCTTGTCACCTTTTGCTCCTGTACTACCGGTTTTTGCTACGGCAAATGAAAACTTCTTATTAATCGTGATTCCATCAACACTAACCGGTATTATCGCTTCGCAAGCAGCTGTTATAGTTGCTGTTGTTTTGAATGTTACTGTAGGTGCTGCTGTATTATTGTTAGATACTGTAGCGGTTATTCCTGTAGGACAGCTTATGTTGCTCACATTTAAGCTTGTACATGGTTTCAGCCCGCAGAAAGCAACTACCTGTGTTGTACATGTAAGGCCTGCCGGTGCTCCCGATGTATTCCCTGTGAATACATATGCTTCGCTTGTAAGCAATACAGAATATGCATCCGTAACATCAATCATTGATATCTGGCTTGATGCTTTAACTGCCATTTTGACTATCACGCTCCTTCCTTTTATCCCTCAAGCTGACATGTATAAATCTGGGTATTGTTAACATCTGCAGCTGATACATTTATTGCACTTGCTGCTGAAATTAATGACGTTCCTTTATACCATTTGACTGTTCCTAAAGAACCGCATACTCCATTTGTGTTGATTGCCTGTTCAACTCCACCCTTATACACATGAGCCGTCAGAATTGTTGTTCCTGAATTGTTCTTGAATATTGTGCCACTACTCGAAGTGATACTTATAATTATCGCATCTGCTCCGGCTGCGCCTTTATCACCTTTATCTCCTTTATCGCCCTTACTTGATACGTAGGATAGAAGTTGTATGCTAACTGTGTAACCGGATACCGCTGTAACTTTCCATGTGCCAGTATTAGATGAGCCATCAAGATTGGTAAAAGTATCACCTACTACCGGTGTACGATTAAAATCATCTGTAGTGCAATTTACAGTAGCACTAACGATTGTGAATGTACCATTCCAATTTCTTGTCGGTTGAAGTGATTTAAGACCTGTGGTTCCAGTTTCACCTTTAGTACCCATGGAACTTACGCTGAACAACTCCGTTACAGACTTATCAGAATATGTTATAAGTGTTCGCGTCCATAAAAATTGTCCTGCCTTTACACTCGGCATATCTTTTAACCATGCGCCTGTTGGTTTGACTGTTCCACTTGTTCCAACCTGGTATGTCACCTCTGATTTTTCAACAGACACTACAGAATCAACCTTATCGTTAATGTCATTGATAGTATCTTCCACACTCGCGCCTGTACTTGAAAAATTCATACTTTCGGCTGATATTTCAAGCTTATATCTACCTGATGAATCTTTGTAGAATCTCAGATAATTATTGCTGTCGCCGAATGCGAGCTGTCCATCTTTACCAAGATATATACCTCTTGTGGTATTAAGTGCCGATTCCTTTACACCCGAATATATAGCTTCGTCAGTTATGTTAAAACCAGCAATGGTAGCATCAAACGCAACCAAATCATCCACTGCGATCTTTGTAGCTGTGATTGACTTAGCACGAATAATACTACCATTTAAGCTGTTATATTCAGTTTGTTCTGCCTCAACATCCATACCATCGGTGTTAAGTTTGTAATAAAGGCCATCGTCACCCTTTATCACCAATTTTTCAGCAACAATGGTATTTCCCTCTATCAAATCACCTTTTATGGTAACACCTATAAGTTCTCCGGTTATCTGCTGGTCACCAACAACGACATTCTTTATAAGACCTGAATGAGCATAGAAATATTCCATTGCTGCTTTTCCGATATTTGAAAAGTCTATGTTGGCATATTTAATATCTGCTGTCTCTGATTTTAAATAATTATTATATATATTCTGTAACTCATTGTTAATAGATGCAATCGTTTCTGCCTGTACTGTATTAGCCTTAACCCATTCCGCATCAACTTTCTTAGCTATAAGCTCTTTTGCCAACATCAAATCCGAATATATTCTCTTATTCTGCTGTGTTGTTGGTCCTTTGAAGTCTACTTCCTGCTCTGTCTGTGTCTTACCATAAGATGTTATAGTCATAGCAAGACCACCATCATATTCCTGCTGGATGTTCATCACAGGCACCTTGTAGGCATCTTCACCATCTTCCACAGTAATCATATCCCACGGATCCAGGCGAACATCTCCTAATGTCTTAACAGATGCACCCCTGTAACTGAACCCACTAAGCTTCTTAAAGATATTATCAAGCCTGTCCTGTGTCATAAATGGATTATCAAATGTAACACCAAGTATTCCACCGCCAGATGTTAAAGTTGTATAGTTATCAACATTACATGATAACTTTTCCAGATTATAATTGCTTTCATCTTTCTCAAAGCTCATTATCCTTGTCACATCCAGCTTATAATCCACATCTGAATACCACTTAATAACAATAGTTCCTGTTCTGTCAACACATGCAAAGCCACCTGCCATAGAAGCGATATATCCTATCATTTCCCTGTATGTATATCCCGCAGGCTTTGTTGATATCATTATCGAAGAATCTATATTACTTACATCCACAGGAACACCACAGCCGGCGCTTATCTCATTCAGAACAGATACAGCACTTGCAGGATATGTTAGATTAGATACATATAACCCTGTTGTTTTCATCATTCTGTCATATGCTGTAAATGTCGTTGTTGTCTGGTCATTTGTTGGATGTTCAGCAGTAAAAAAGCCAACTGGAATATACTCATACTTTCCACTTGGCAGCTTCAATCCTATCTCTACCGGTATCTCTGTATTCTCAAACAGCTCATCTATTCTCTTAATGGTTATCTCTATCTTAGCAGCCACAGCTGAACCTAACTGCAGGTATTCTTCACTACTGCTTGATGTTTCATAGCTCAACTTTTTAAAGTTAGCATATATCCACTTATCATTTATCTTAAGTCTGCCTCTGAATGTTCTTGACGGACTTCTTATCATCGTTTTAAATGCATCTGTTACATTGTTATACATAGGCTATTCTCCTATCATTCACACTCTGCTATAAGCACCTTTAAATTCTTTGCAATAGCATAATTAAGCTTTACAGGAAAATGTCCGTTAATCCCCTGTAACTCTACTGCCTTGTTTCTTATATCACTAACCTTTAATGTCTGTTTCATATGCTCTCCTTACTGCTGAATAATCGACACACTTGCACTTCTGTAATAGAAAATACCATCATCAAGCTCCCCTATTACTTCCTTGCTTAGTGTACCTCTGTAACTTGTTATTGTTATATCCTGTCCATCATCATGAAATGTTATTGGGAAGAATCCGGCAACAAGCTTACTCTTAATAAGAACCAGCTCATCTTCCTGAAGAACTCCCCAGGATATAGATAAGGTCTTCTTTTCAGCAACTACATCACCTAACATTGTTCCGTCAAGTGCTCGTCCTGTTGAAGAAGACCATATAATCTCATCATCCACTTTGATGGACACAGGAGCCGGAAGCTCCTGATTGTCACATCTTAGTATCAATTCATCACATCCTTGTTAAGTTATAATCTCACATTTTCCTGTCTGCTTTGTATGCTCGTTAATCTTATCAACTACATACTTCTTAAGGCTCTTTCCATCTAGCTGTATATCAAGATCTAATGTTTCCAGTATCTTAAGGATCTGCTTAAGAATACTTATAGCTTCAGCTAACAGTTCAGCACTGGATGCCATAGCTGCTGCCTTCTGTGCCATATCGATAAGCTTATCCTCTGGTGCTACAACTTCTCCCTGGTGTTTATTATCACCAATCATTGCAAGCTGTGGAGTGTTTGGCTTTACATATCCACCTTCTGCAAGGTATGGAATACTGCCAAATCCAACTTCCGGTAAATCAAACCCGAAATGGTCACCACCTATAACCGGTACCCAGTCAGGTACATCAAAGCTTAAAGCATTCACCCTGCGGACTATCCAGTTAATACCACTTTCTAATCCATCAAGCATACCATTTATAAGTCCTATTACCATATTAATAGGTCCTTTGGCTATGTCTGCAATTAAAGAGAATATTCCACCAAAGGCATCCACAATGCCATTCCAGGCTCTTGACCAGTCACCTGAAAATCCCCCAGCAATAAAGTCAATCAATCCACCAAATATCTGCTTTACGTCACCAAATATATTAGAAACATTTTTCAAATAAGCATTCATTATATCGCCTATAAAGCCGAAGCTATCTGAAAAATCTATGTTAAAAATATTCTGTAACCAGTTATCAAATGAAGAAAATGCAGACTTTATATCCTGCCATATTCCTTTGAACCAATCACCTGCTTTGCACCATTTATCAGTAATCCAATCCCAACATTTTCCTGCTGCATCCTTAACTACATCCCAATGTTTTACTAATTCGTATATAGCAACTCCTAACGCTGCTAAAGCTATAATAACTAATGTTATAGGACTTGTTAATACAGACATAGCAATACCAAATGCTGTTGTAGCTGCTGTGGCTAACCATGTAGCCGCTGTATGTGCTGCTGTGGCTGCTGTATCTGCTACTTTAGATGCCGTTGATATTCCCCATTGTATGGCCTGAGAAACTAATTCCTTTGTTGCCAATGCCATATTTACAATAAAATCTTTTGCATACATAGCACAAAGCTGAACTGTTTCAAGCTTATCTGCTATCTTAGCTGTTACACAGCCCCAAGTTGCATCCTTAAGTTTACTGAGCAATCCGACAACACCGCCAGCATTCATAAGAAACTCGGCTAAGTCTACCGCTTTCCAAGCTGCTGCAAATGCTCCTATTGTTATCACTATTGCATCAAATGGACCTTGATTATCCTTTATCCAATCAGATATACCATCTAATGCAGATGCCAATCCTTTCAGAACATCAACAATCACTCCACCAGTCCAACTCGCCACAGGCTCAAGGAAATTATCCCAGGCCCACATCCACAATGGCTTCAATGCATCTAACGCGCTATTCAGTACATCTAAACAGCCTGCTAATACATCAAGAAATGCCGGAAGCAAATCTTCTATAGTCCACTTAGCCAAAGGAACAAATATATTGTAATAAGCCCATTCCAATCCAGCGAACAACTTATCTGTTAATGGTTGTGCAGCCCTCTTAAGGTTATCAAGAGATATTATCAGATTATCAAAGGATATTGCTTTAAGTGGCTCTAATGCTTTCTTGACTTTATCTGCCATATCAGATATTGCACTAGAAACATTAGATGTACTTCCACTCACATCTGGTACAAGATCAACTCTTCCGATTCCTGAAGATGTTCCACCTGTACTACCGCTTGAATCAGAACTATCATCTGTTGGCTCTGTCAGCTTATTTATCTGGTCAAATCCTGCAAGGGACTTCTCAATATCCTTTGCTGTCTTCTTAGCTGCATCTCCTATTCCACTTACATTATCTGCAGCACCTCCAGCATCATCTCCTATGCCTGCTATATCAGCACTTATACTTCCCATAGAGGATGATATATCGGCACCTGTAAGCATCTGCACAAAACTGGCAAATCCATCTGCCACTTTCTGCAATCCTGCAAGCAGACTATTAAATCCACGCAGAATAGGTGTAAACAATGCTATGAAGCCTTTACCAAGACTAGCCTTTAACTGCTGAAACCTTAATGTAAGTATTCTTGTCTGGTTCGCCCAGGAGTCCTGTGTCTTAACAAAATCTCCTGTAGCATTGGATAAAGCACTTGTTACGTACTGATAACGCAGCATTACTTTTTCCTGCTCTGTCATCTTGGCTGTAGTTTTACCGAAGCCGTTATTAAGTGCATACTGGTCTAAGTTAGTCTGAGTCATAATCACGCCCAAGTCCTTGAGCGTTTCAGTCTCACCAGTCCAGATAGATTTCAGCTTTGTATATGCCTCGTCCGTTCCAAGATTGTAAAATGATGCAGCATCACCGGTTAATCCCGTAACATTCTCAGCCATATCAAGTGCTGCTTTACCTGTGATACCCATAGCATTACTCATCTGGCCAAACACACCCATGTACTTCTTAGCCGATAATTCCGATAAGCCAAAGTTAGTCATAGCATTGGAAGCCCACTGGTCTGCCTGCCAACTTAAGTCCTTAAATGCTGTATCAACAACATTCTGCACTTCTGTTACATTGGAACCTACTTCTATGCAGTCTTTCGTTAACTTAGTAACTGCAGCTATACTTAGTCCTGCTGCTATCTTCTTACCAAGCCCAGAAAAGATAGTTGTTGCCTGCTTAGCTGCCTTATTAGAAGCTCCTGTAAGCTGATTAACTATCTGTGAGCTGTCTATGCCAAGTTCCAGAGCTATCTGTCCTACTGCATCTGACATTCTCCCTCCTTTCTGGCACGAAAAAAGACTGCCTACTTCTTAGAGTAAGCAGCCTTAAAGTCTCTTTGTAATCGTGTCCAATATTCTATATACTGTGGTGTTCCAACCATTTTTCTATTACGCTTCAGAAGCCAGTCATCATGTATCTTTTTCTGTTCCTTAGTAAAGCTGTTGATAACCTTAATATCTTTCTCCGCCCTTATACTTACCACTCTTCCAAGTGGTGTTTCAGGCATTATACCGGATAATAAAGAACAGAATTCAGACCAGGACATATCATCATCTGCACGTAATCTTATGCCATACTGTGACAGGAAGCTTGATTCTATCAGTTCCCAGTCATCCCACAAGTCATAGTACGTCTCACTTTGAGGGTGTCTGTTCCTCGCCGTATGTTCCTGTGGCAACGCTCATAATTGTGTTGTACATTTCCTTATACTCAGGAAGTGGTAAGTCCATATCCTCAATCTTATCAGCAGCTTCCTTGCCAACGAGCATTTCAAGAGCCTTTACCATAAAGCCAATACCATTGTCGCCATCTTCGCTAACTTTCTTCTCTGCCTCACTAGCCATAGCCTGTACGCATAGGATATTGTTCTTTCGATTGTTAACAGTTACAACCAAATCCTCTGTAATACGAATCATAGGTAACTGGTTAGTTATCTTCATTGATATGTCTATTACTTTAAAATCTGTCTTTGCCATTATCTTATTTCCTTTCTTTTATCTCTAAGCTACATGTTCTATATATGTTGGTCTTCCGTCAGACTGCGCTTCCCACTCAAGAGCTTCCGCACTTGTTGAATCTCCTGCCATACTTGTCACATTAATTACCGCTGGAATAATAAGCTGATCAAGATTAGGGAAAATAATTGATAACCACGTATTACAATCCTGTCCTGTCTTGGTTGCAAGTCTTGCAACGTAATCATTACCTGGATCACCATAATTACGTTTACCACCCATTGATATTCCGATTGACTTGGCTGTCATTAATCGTCTGGTCCATCCACCCTGATCCATTGGTTTCCATTCTTCCATGCTTCCGTCAATAGATATTCCAAGACTTTCTGCATCTTTAACAACAACTGTTGTTATAGTTTCTGGCGAATCTGATTTCTTTCTTCCGCTTGTGCATACACCAAACTTTATTTCATATACCGGATTAACATCTTCTTTTACTACTGCTTCTGCACTATATCCAGCAATTTTAGTATTTTCTGCCATATTTCTGCCTACCTTTCATAATAAATATCTAATTCTATTACACACTCAAAGATACCATTATCATCTGTTCCTACATCTACAGGTTCATCAACCTGCATCTTCGTGAAGAATACTCTGGTACCATTGATAGTAACTCTCTTGGTGTCTCTAAGCATATTATAAAGCTGTTCAGCAGCTTTCTCTGTGTCTCTTACACTCTTATTCCAGTGCACCAATACGCTTACAGACTTTACACGATAGGAACTGTTTTTTATACCGCCTATCGCCATCTGTACAGGTCTTTGTCTGCTAGAGTTATATATCCCTATACTCTTATCCTTTTTGTCGTCTAATTTTCCACAATACACGTTAGTATTAGCGGCAAGTCCAAGACCTGCTATATAATCTCTTACATCACCTATTCCTAACATCACAACCCCGCATTCTTCCTATACAGCTTAGCAAATGTATCAGGAGCAAAATTCTTTTTTCTACCATCCTTAAGATAATCATCAAGCCATCTGCCCTTGGCATTAGCATTACCTTCATGTCTCTTACCTTTTTCGTCAGTCCAAGGTGTCCGATGGAAATTATATTCAGGATGATAATATAACCGTCTTGCATACGGTGTGCTGGATACAAGTTCGACCTTGCCATTAGCAATATCCTGTGTATATACGAATGTACTCTCATTCTGCAAAGCACCCGTATCTCTTGGCATTACCTGACATTGCACCAAATTGGTATGTATAGCCTCTGCTGTCTGTGCAAGTGATACCTGCGCTGCCGCTGTTAATCTTCTTACCATAGGCATATTAAGCTTAACTGTTGACTTAACATTCTTCGCCATTACATCACATCCAATCTTACATAATTAACTGTACCATCCGGATTACGGCACTTTGTACCCTTGTATATATGTCTTGTTATACCGAACACTGTTATATCACCTTTAGTAATAACCGGAAGTTCCGGTGCAATATCTCCAGGAATAAGTGCACATCCTTCAAGCTTTATAAGCACCTTTTCTGCTGTTAATTCTGTCTTACCGCTGTCCTGATAGTTACATAAGCCATCCCATATAAAATGTTCAAGAGGTTCTCCATAAACATTTCTGCCTTCCTGCTCTATCTCTACATGTATTTCTGTCTTACACATACTCTTTAATATCAAGCAAGGGTATCTCATACTCACACCCCCAGACTTAAGCAGCACAAGCCTGTCTGACAAAGCACCCGGTATGTATCACGCTTTACAGCAATTCCATTCTGTACAAGAACATTCCAACTGCTGCCAAACTGCATAGATACTCCATTTACAGCATAATTCTGTAAGACACAATTAATCATGTCTTCATTCTCATACTCAAAATCAGCCATATCACAGCATACATCTATTACAATAGCCTGCTGGAACTCTGTCAGATTATCAAAGCCTCTTGATGTTATACGATTAAAAGTAAGCGAGTCGATATGCCGGCTCGCCTGTTTTAATCTTCGTTCTATCTGTTCATCCGGGATAAGATTATGCTCGCTCAGGTACTGTTCTTTACTTGCATATACCATAGGCTCACGCTTCCAAGGCAGCTCTAATCTTCTTTATGATGCCTTCCTGTGATGTTGCCTGTCCGATATCTATGCCCTTATCCTTTGCAAATGCAGTTAATTCTTCAACTGTCATAGCTGTTAAATCGACTGTTTCCTGCTTTTCTGTCTTAAGTGCATTAAGTTCATCAAGTACCTTCTTATACTGCTCATATGGAACAGTCTTGCCTCTTCCATAAGCTATAACGTTGCCCTTATCATCAACAATATCATAGCCATCAGCAATATAGCGCTTCTGCTCCTGCTCCGCTATTGTATATTCCTTATTAGCTTTTACTGCCTTCATCATATGCCTCCTATTCTCCGTCTACATTCATAGCACAGCCGTCTGCCTTTTTCTCAAGTAAGAAAAGGTCGCCATAGCAACGATTCTGATAAAGGTAGCCATCTGCTGTCCTTGAATCTGTTCCTGGTGTGAAGAGCTTGATGTAGCTGTACTTATCACGACAAACTACGCAAGATGTATGAATAAGGATCATATTAATCTGCTTAGCTGTTCCAGAAGCAACACAGCCCTCTGTAAATTCATACTTTGTCTTCATTCTTGCAGATGGTACGCTCTTAAGCTTTACATCATCAAGGCTGTGTACCTTACGATTGACTGTATTAGAGCCACCTGAGACATCCATAGTTCTCTGTATTCCCTCTGCCTTCTTGGCAATCTTCATCATCTTAGGAGTAAGATAAAGGATCCTGCCTTCCTCTGGAACACCAGCCTCGTCCATAGCTTCCATCATATCATCAAATACATCTAAGAAGTTAGCAACTGTAATAGCTGTTGTGTTGATATTGCCCGCCTTATATGTATTAAGCTCTGAATAAAGCTTAGAAAATCTGTAGCTATCCTTTTCAGGAATAGCCTGCTCTGTTTCAAATGTGTTCTGAATGTTAGCAACTGATAATGTTAAATTAGTCTCATCAATATCCATTGGATCCACAAAGAACTCTATATCTCTATCGTGAGATAACTTCTTTGGCTCCCAGTCATTGCTTAATGTACCAGCATTAAAGCCTGGTGTTCTTGTGTGGTCTTTATAACCACTTACTGTCATTCTTGGTAACTTGATTGTCTGTGCATTGATAAATGTTACCTGTGGATTAGACTGTGTTAAATCGTCTGAGCACAGCTCCTTTGCGTACTTCTGCTGTAAAAGCTGTGTAAATTTTTCTGCATACTCATATACTGACATATAGTTTTACCTCTCTTTTCTTATAGTCCGAAGGCTCTCTTAAGAGCCTCTTCATTTGCCTGGTTAGTGTTGCCGCCTCCTGGTCCTCCTATCTGGAATCCACCATTGCTATCTGTCGCCGGCTTAAGCGCTGGTACATCCTTAAGAACCTGTTCAATTGCAGCTTTAACATTGTCCTCTGATATCTTTCCATCTGTACCCTTTGCCTTGCTGAAATCAGCCATCTTTAGCACATATGGTACTGTCTTGGCTTCTATGCCAAGTGTTATAGCTACCTGTGTAGCCGCAAGCTCTATACGAGCCTGTTCAGCATCTTTCTGTGCCGCTGCCACTTCGTTCTGAAGACTAGCGTTAGCATTCTGCTGTGCGTTTGCCTGCTGCTCTTTACTCTGCTTAAATGCCGTGATTGCCTGATGAAGTTCATTTTCTGACAATCCCTGCTGCATAAAGTAGTCCTTAATAACAGCATTCTCTTTCTTGGCAGTTGCAGTATTAATCATTTCCTGTAATCTGTCATAATCAACACCAGCTGTCTGCTGATTATTCTGACCACCCTGCTGTCCTGCCTGTCCGTTGTTGTTGCTTCCAGCGTTCTGGTCGCCGTTACCATCTCCGCCCTCAGCGAAGAACTGTAAATTAATAGGTAATGTCTTTTTCATACCTGTCTCCTTTCCGTTTACCGCCCGTCGGCATTTTCCTAAAGTTTATTGCCATTAAGTTTTGGGCATAAAAATAGCACCCACAGCGTATTGCCATGTGTGCTTAATAACTAATATTAAATTGTGTTGCACCGGTGTAACTTGGGTATAAAAATAACAGCTCTATGGCTGTTTATTCAATCTAATCTTCAATTCTCTTAATATCATATGCTAATGCACACTGATGTTCTATTTTACAGCCTCTAGCCTTATCCCAGCCTTTAACAAAATATACAACATCCGCCTGTGATAGAAGTTCTATTGATTTTCCTAAAAACCACAATGGCTTAGCTTCTGCTGGTGCTCCTTCAAAAAAAGACTCTATAACTTCTACTTTCTCACCTAATAGCAGCTCTGCATATTCTATTGCCTTTTTCCTTGTTTCTTTTATTTCCTCGTCTGTTTTACCTGCCATAGGCTGGCTAATAAATAGTTTTTTCATACTGTCTTGTCCTCACTTTCTTAAAATTGGGTATAAAAATACCACCAATCTTTCGACTGGTGGCTGTTACTTGTTTTCTTTTATTTCTGCTTTATCTTCATTATTGCTTTCTGCCTTTATTGGTCCTTTTTCCAATAATGTAATCAATTCATCAATTGTCATTCCCGGTTTTCCATCTAATATACCATCCATTGAAACACCTCCTGCCTCAATATTACCCTCTCTGTATGCCAACAGAATAGCATTTTTTTAAAAACAAATCAATACACTTATTAATATTATCACTATATTTTTCCTGACACTCTCTCATCAATTCAACCGCTCCATTATAATCAAAATGTTCGCCTTTTGAAATATATCGTACATCTCCTTGATTTGTCACAATGGTCATAGTTTTTATTGTGTCGTGTCTCATAAATACTCCAATATCATTTGCTGAAAAATCTGTTAATCCAGGATGGTTGTGACATAATACCAAAGACTTATCTTTTGCCGAATGCAATAAATGAAACATATCTGAATCAGAATATACATCTACCTCATGCCTTCCACCTTTTATAAATTTAGTTTTTTTATTTGTTATTAAATCTACTACACATGCAACTTCATTACTGTTATTTTCATCTCTCGCAACTTTAAGTAAGTCCTTATGTACCTCTTTTATAAATTTATTATTATCAGAAGTAAAGCCCTTAGGATTAATTTCATTTACTTTATCTATTGCCTGCTCCGTTATTATAACCTTTTTGCCTCTATTTTTCTGTTTTAATACTTCATTTTCCCACTGTTCCTTTCTAGCCGCATACATCTTACGGTTGTCCTTATCTAATGAGTACTTAGCCAACCTGTCAAACTGTTCAACCATTCTGCCAGCATATTGCTGTTTCTGGTCCTGTCTGTAATCTTCTTTGACCTTTTCCAGTTCTTTCTTGGTAAACTTGCTATCCGGCTCTTCGTCAAGCTCAGGGAAGTATGTTGTATGAATATCTTTACAGTTTGGATGATAAAGCCCTGCTGCCATAGCAGATGACATAAGCGGATAAGGACCATCAGATGCCTTACCGCCACTCCATACATCATCTATAAGCACCTTTCCAACAAATGGAAGGCACTTAGGACAGGCATTAGCACGCTTATTCATAATAACTGTACTAATTCCCCAAGACTGTCTCATTTCTCCCTCTCCGGTTAGATACGCACGCTTACTGGCTGTCTGAATAGCCATCTTAGCATAATCTTTCATTGTATGCCTTGCGCCATTCGCATATTCAATACAGTTGATACCTGCTTTAAGGAAATCCTTTGTAGCCATATCAACCGCTTTCTCATATGTTCCTGCACCCGTATTCGCATACACCTGAGCATTGAATATTATCTGCCGGTATTTATCTTCCGACATTCTAAGCATTGCTTTTTCCGCCCTGTTAAAATCTGACTTCGTAGCTTTAATCAGGGCATTAAGCTTTCTTGTGTTAAGCTTGAAAAAAGCACCCTCAGTGCCTTGTGACACCTTGGATGCTTTTAATCCCTTTTTCAATGCTCTTAATATCTTCTGTTCCTGCTCTGTGCCGCCTGTCTGCCTTGCTGTAAATATCATTGCATCAATTGAACTGTTTATATCGCTGAATCTGCCCGCAAAACGTGTCTTGTTATCTGCTTTATATTTTTCTAAGGCTTTAAGTTGTTCTACCTGCCATTGTGTCCAGTTGAATCCAAGTTCATCTTCTTCCGCTCTGTGTCTGTCAAGATTTCGTATCATAGAAGCAATCAGCGCATCTTCTATGGCTCTAAAGGCTTTTTCTATGTCATAATCTGTGTTAAGTGCCATAAGCTACCTCACTTGTTATCAAAAACTGTAAAATCGTTTCAAAAATCATAAAATCGTTATCATAGCCATCAAACTGTAAAGCCATCTGCCTGCATATTAAGTGCCGGCTCTTCCATATCAGATATACCCTGCTCAGCCTTAAGCCTTGCTATCTCTTCCTGCTTCCATTCATCGTCCTTGGTATCTCCATACAGCTCATCAACAGATGCCTCTATGCTCATAATACCGCCCTGCTTAGCCTTGCTGACTGTTTCTACCTGGCTTTCAAAGGATGGGTTAGCATATTCGCCAAATGTCACATCAATATCTATATCATTAATAGCTGTCTTATTAAGCGTGTCTATGGCATTAAATGTTGCTGTAACGAGCTTTGGAAGAACCTTCTGAAGCCGCTCTACAATGTTATTTCTGCTGTAAAGCGTTGCTTTCTCTTTCTCCCTCTGTGCATCCGCATTATCCAGCTTCTTAACATCTATGCCTAATGTTGATGGGCTCATAATCCCCTGTAAACAAAGGTCCAGCGCTGTGATATATGTTGCAAGATAGCTCTCGTGTGGAATATCGCCCTGTATAAGCTCTATCTTATTAACTGTTCCTTCTGCCATACTGCCATCTGTTGCTATATATGCATTATCAAAAGCATTAGGCTTTAGCACTTTTCCATCCAGTGGATTCCTTGGCAGCATATTCTCCGGTATATATTCCTTTGTTCTATTCTTCCTTAAGGCATCCATCCATTGTGACCATGCTTCATCCAGCGCATCAAAGTTATCTATCTTTGCATCAAATATGCTCTTGCCTCGTCCTTTATACTTGGCTGACTTATAAAACATAATAGGAACAGCCATTATAAACTTGTCATTCCAGGTAACATCACTAAGATGTGCCAGCTCCGGTATAACACTTAAATCATATTCCCTGCCGCCTCTTGTAAGCTCATAATGTATGTAACCTATGCCATAATGTTCAAGTAATACATATTCCTGCCTCTGAACGTTATACACAGTCTTAAACACTATCTCCTTAACTCTTCCCCTGTCCCGGATAATCTCTGTCTTATCACCAGAGTAGAATTCCAATATAGGATACTTGCTAAGGTTCGTATCGAACGATATCTTGAATGCTCCATCACCGATATAAAGCGTTTCTGTTATTGCCTGCTTAACTAGCTCAATGAAATCATTTTCCTCTGCTATCTTATCCCATTCTGTCTGCCTGCTGCCAGCATCTATTAAATTCATATCATCTGTTACTATACTGGCCAGCATATCGCATAACATAGCAGGGAGACCCACGTGTATTTTTCTTATCTCCATACCTATCGTACAGGATGCAGACCAGAACCTTGTCTTGTCACCATCTATCTGGCTGTATAGCTGTGACAGTTCTTCACTCTCACCTCTGTACCATATCTGGTTCTTTATGGCATTTCCCTCATAATCAAGAGTTTCCTGTATGCTTATGGATCCATTAACAGCCGGCTGGATGTGCAGCCACGTTCTTATTCCTGTTTTTATCTTCTCTGCCATACTTGTAAATATGTTCACCTCTCTCACTCTCCTATCTGGAATTATGTCTTATTCTCTATACCTATCCTGCTTCGATAAGGAATCCAGCCATACTGTACGCTGTTTACCATATGGTCATTGCCATCCTCAGGCTCACAGTCCTTATCTTCAAGCCACGAATACGTTTCTAACTCTGTCTTGTAATTCGTGCACGTATCGACAATATAAAAGCTTGGCTCTCTGCCCTTCTTATCATTAAAGGACATCCAGCCAAGCTGTAAGTTAATTCTATCTATTATGGTTACTTTCTTATACGCATTGTTAAATATATACTGGCAGTCAATGTGTTCTCTCTTGTACTTGGCAAACTCTATTATCGTTGCCTGATCAGCGTTATCTATAAACACATTCTTTGACATTCCACCCCATTCTTTTCTGTTACGCTCCAGGAAGTCAATGTAATTCCTTACCGTATCAGACGGAGCTATTGGTATATCAAGTTCTGCATTGTTATACACCTTTTCATCCAGCACTATCAGCTTGCCCTTGTTGGTTATTCCCATAAATGACATAGCAATCGTATCCGGACTCTTGGTTGAATAAGCTGTATCAAGTCCGCTTGTATATATTACAAACCACTCCGTCTGCTTATCGTCATATTCTCGTTTAATAAATGCCTTGGCCTGTTCTTTAGTAATAACATGCCGTTTGCAGAAATTGGAAAAGACAAGACCTGTAGCCTTGCCTCGTAATCCTAATATCTTGTTTTTATATATCTTAGTGCCAGGAGGATAGCTCATTTTTTTCTGTTCTATCTTCTCTGGTGTCATGGATATATTATCTTCAAATGTGAAGAACCAATATACCCAGTCTTTAATAGGCTCACAACCGTTAAGATCCTTCCATATCTCTTCCGGCACATCTGCCTTGTACTTATCAATTGGTCTTGCGTGATTGATGTACTCTGAATATATTGGCAGCGTAGGCGCATCCGGATTAAGCGTACCTACAAAGTATTCAGAACGTCCGAATATCTCTCGTATGAAGTCTATGTTAGCTGTATTGCACTCATCTACCCACACACATCCAAACTGTGAACCCAAGGCATTCTTCCACTTGCTGGCATTATCGTAACCGAGAACATATATTATCTTTGTAACGCTGCCTGTTCTGAACTTAATATGTGGAAGTTTATTCTCTTTATCACCATTACCACAGTATTCAAGATTGGGAAATATCTGCAGCAATCCCATATCAGCATTTATTATATTCTTCTCAATAACACCTGTTGTATTACCGGCTATAACATGCAGCTTCATATCTGATTCAGCTACATTCATAATGAACTTAACAGCTACTGTTGTTGTCTTTCCGGATGCAGTTGAACCCTCTAAGAACTCTGCTCTTGCTTGTGTGTCTATGTAATCCCAGTACTTATCACTTAGAAGCATCTGGCTCACCCCTTGCTTTACGCTGTGCAAGAAGCTCCTGTAATTCACTCCTGGTTGTATCGTTTACATTAGCTTCTATTTTTTCTATAGGATTAAGGCCTGCTCTATCCATCAAGTCTTTTGCTGCAAGATAAGCAACCATCTCATTCTTAGAATTTAATAGCGTTTCCTGTTTCCTAAAAGCTTTAGGGGCAGCATATTGCAGACTTGATCGTATCATTCTATTGTACTCACGACGAAACTCTTCGTTATTTTTCTTCCACTCACATATTGTTTTGGGAGAAATGTTAATTGCCTCTGCAATTTCCTTGTCTGTTAATTCGCCCTGAACCATTAATTCCAGGCACTTTATCTGCTTTGGTTTCATTTCTTATGTACCCCCTTTCTATTAACATTTATTAACATTTTAATCTACTCTTGAAAACGCATAATAAAAGGCACTGATAATCCAGTATCAGAGCCTTTTAAGAGGGGATGTTTTCAATAATTTTGGAGTTTTGGGGTATCAGTGCTCTTTGCATCTGTTCCAGCTTAAATATTACCACAGAAAAAGCGGACATATCGGACAAACTTTAAATTTCTTTCAGAAATCTTTCTACCGCCTTTCTGCAGCTTTCTTCTGTGTGATGTTTACCCATTCTTTGTGCAACCTGAAACCATGTTAAATTGTCAAGAAATCTATATGTAATCATTCTTCTCATTCTACTATTTTCAATTTTCTCTATAAAACTCTCAACCTCATTCGTTATCTCCAACAGTTTAATTTCATATACCTGAAGTTGATTGTCCCTTGCCATAAGCAGTGTCCTCTTTCTGCTATATTCAGGATATGGATATCCTTCTATCTTATAATGTTGTATACCTCCATTTCCACCTGTCACAGAATCAATTACGCTAATCTGCTCCTTTTCCATTCTCTCAATATCTCTCTTAAGCGTATCCCTTCTTGTTCTTATGTCATCATACTCCTGTTTAACGTCACAATACTGTATTAATGCCTCTTTAATATCTGCTGCCATATTCCGCTTCCCTTCTCCTTTAATATTTTCTATTGCACAATATGTATTATCGTGATACAATACATATGTTCGATTAAGAGAGGAAGCTGACAGCAGATAATTTATGCTATCGGCTTCTTTTTTACCATTTTTTATATACAAGACTGCTTTCATCCCAGTCTGGATAAAAATGCTTAAGGTAATTCTTAAATATCTCTAACATTTCGTGCCTTTTTCCCTGATTACCATTATCCAACATATTATGATGATACTGGCATCCTAATGCTCCGTTTTGAGGTATGCCAAGACCACCCTTTGATCTTGGTATATAATGCATTACGCTTAATATTGATTTTTCATACCATGTGGCATTTTGCATATTATAGTTTTTAAGGCAGAAAATGCATCTGTAATTATCCCTGATATATATCTGCTGCCTGGCAGTCTCTGTAAATTCGTGTGCTCTTGCCTGTTTTGACTTTCCCATGTGTGTTCTCCTATAAAACCTATTGCTATCTTATTCTTCCTTTTCTCTCCTATCTTTTCAATAATTCAAGATTCTTTTTCATCACTTCTGTTATCGCTATAAGTCTGTCAATTACATTATCCGTAATATTATCAGCTGAATCCAGTGCGAACTTGATATTAAGTGCTGATGTTATTATGTTATTTCTTATACTCTTAACATTCTCTGTAGTGTTATGCATATCTGTAAGCGTTTCATTTTCTTTTGCAAATGTTTCATTCGAATTATCGAATATTTCACCTGCATTTCCAGACATTTCACCCACATCAGGAATATCTTCAACAGTTCCCTCAACACTCTCCACATTCCCAGAATTATCAGGCATAATTTCCTTATAATCTTCTATGTTTTTCTGTCCTTCTAATTGCCCGTCCGCTTCTGTCTTTATCAGCTTTTCCGGCTCTTCAACAACTTCAATCGGGCTTGCTTTAGGCACTGACTTTTCAATACTATGTATCTCCTCCTGTTTGGCCTTTACCACCTTCATCTTCTTTGGTGCTGTCTTCTTCTCTTCCTGCTTTTTCGCATCAGTTTTCACTGGTTGCACCGGTGCAATTTCCGCCTTTTTAGGATATTCGGCATTATATATCTGCTGCCAGATACCTTCTGCACTGTCTTGACATTTCACTATTATTATTCCTATAACATCAATAACTGCCGTGAATACAGCATTCACGTTATATATATCCTTCTCTGATGTTCTTAAACTGACAACTGATACATCTTCATCTCCCTGTTTGAAAGAAACTGCCTTTCTGCCTGCTCCCTGAACTCTTACAGAGTAAATCATATCTCCTGCTGGTGCGAATATATCTATGATATTTTTTGCGGTAAGCTCTCCTTGTGTTACTGCATCATATATCCTTTCGTACACGTCAATATTCTCTTCACATATCTTGTATATAATCTGCTCAAGCTCTGTCTTTTCGCTGTCTGTGCCCTCTGCATATATCTCTAAGTCAGATACCTTCTTTTCTTCATCCACCTCTTCTTTAAGCGCCTGTATCTCTCTCTTGGAATAATCAGGTGTAAGTTCTTCATTCAGCGCATCTGGTAACTGCAGCATAATAACAAGCTTTGCATATCCGAATCCTTGATATCCTGTTCTAAGTACCGGGCTATTCCCACCTTCTGAGAATCTGTCATTAATACTTATAAATCTCGATACCATAGTCTTATCTATTCCATATTCCGCTTTTGCGAATTCCAACACGTTACTGTACTGTGAATCCCTTAATATATCCGTATCCTTGGCCAGCTTTAACAGATATCCTATTCTTACGAACCCTTCTGCCGACTCTAACATCTGCTTATCAAGCGCCGCCTTGTATTCGCTGTAACTTTTAAGTTCTTCTAACTCATTCATGCTGTTCTCTCCACTCCTTTATTCGTTATATGTTCTATATAAGCATTAAGAAATGCATCTACATTATCCCTGTCCGGCTTAGTGTCACATATTCCGTACCATTGCTTTATACTGTTATTCACAAGTTCTACAGTTACAAATGGAATATCTGGCTCACTAATATGTCTAACCACTAATATCCAGCCTTTTCCTTCATTGAACCTCTTCATATACCCCTGTGCATCATTGCCGACACAATGATGTAATAACCTGCCTTCCATAACAATCTCTTCCGCACTGCGTGCAGGTCTAATTAACATATCCGACTGCTGCCAGGTATACTTCTTAGGAATATTCTCAGACCTTTCCCTTATGTTTCTGTACTTTTCGCTCATCTCTGATATATACTTTTCATTCTTCTCGTGTTCTATATCTTCAAGCAGATTCATATAAGTTGCATGAAGAGCCTTTGGTCTTAGATATACCGTATTAGTCAGGTCATCCCTTCGTGTTTCCCTCTGCTTTATATAATCGTAATACTCAGTAAGTGCATCCTGCAGTGAGCTGTAATGTTCCTTAGCCTTGTTAAGATAATTGTATAATTTCTGCAGACTCTGATATTTCATAACATGTTCAAGTTTCATTTTATTGTCAGGATAATAATATAACTGAAATTCAGACATGATCTTTATATTGTTCTCACTCAGCGGTATCTTCCTGCTTTCCATATACCTTATCGCATCAATAATCCTGTCACCATCCTGCTCACCTATTGCTGAACGTATATACCTGAATCCTTCTTTGCTGACCTTAAGGATGTCTGCTGCCGTCTTTGCATTCTTTTTTATATCGCTTGTATGACCGCCTGCGGATATAATTCTGCGGCATATAGTATTCAGTCCTATCTTGTATAACGTTTCAAGTGCTGGAGCATTAGCATATGCGGACAATGTTTCGAATCTTGCCACAACCCTCAATGTCTCTTTCCATTGAGTTTTGCTTATAAGCTTATACATATTCTTGGGATAATATTTAAGATTACTCTTAGATATCACATCAGAATCTCTTACTTCATGTACATCTGAATCCCTGTTTATGTTAAGACGCTTACACCTGAACATACTGTTTCCCCATATCTGATAAGTTCTCTCATATCCTATTCTTAAGAATGATATTCCATATAAATTCTTATGAATATTATATTTACCATACATGCTCCGCTCTACCATTACGCTATATCCTCTTACTACAAGAGTTGTATCATCCTTGGCCAGCTGATATGCAAGAATCTCAAAACGCTGACGTGTAGTCTTAGCGTGTCCTACCTGCTTAAGTACCCCTGTTCTCTTACAGCAAGGACATTTATCCGTTTCATTTACCCTTGGAGCTTTAGCAATCGGAGTTATCATTGCATCTTCGTAACTATCAGATGGTTTAATACGTCTGGTATAATCACTATCGCACTGGCAACAATGATATTCTGCTATTTTACCCTTCCTCTTGTAATAGATTATGTTTCCCTGGTTAGCATATATATCTATATCAGTCTTCAGCATTTTAGATTCCTTGGGTACAAGTTTCATAAGATGATCTCTTTCTTTTCTCTCTTTTTCCTTTGCTATTTCATCCTTAAGCGCCTGTGCCTTATCCTCAATATTGCATATAACCTGGCTGTACGTTTTGTAATATTCTTTTTTACCGCCGTAATACTCTGCAAGTTTCCTTGAATCAGCACCACTTATATTTGCACGGTCTATATTGTCCTTATAAGGGAATTTGTAACTACTCCTTACCTTCTTCCAGGTGTTGTTGCTATAATCATAACTGGCATAATCCGTATCACTTACTGCCACTCTTAACACTAGTTCCCTGGCTATATACAAGTCGATTATCAGATACTCACTGCCGCCTATATCTACCTTATCAACAATAAGCGTATCCTTCTGTGATCTTGTAGTTCTTCCCGCGTAAGCTAATACATCCTTCTTCCTCATTACTTATCACCTCCAAGGTAATATTCATCTATTAACTTGTAAGCTGTTGCCATTCCAGGAATTCCCATCTTTACAGAACTGGTACCCTTTATGCCAGAAAGATGAATAATATCCTTGTCAACTGCATAAGCATTGTTAAAGCTCCATTTTAGCAATGCTCCGATACACCCTTTGACACTCCTATCACTCTTTCTTACAGCTCTTGTCATATCTCCTGACTCTGTACATCTCTTTTTGATATAATTAATCCAGTCAACGATAATCTCCTTAGGCTGTAACTCCTCCGTCTCTACATCAATCTTTCCAAATGCAGCCATAAGCGGAGAACATAACTCACCAGTAGCACCATCTATATAATCCTGCGCATCATCTGCATCGATGCCATTCTCTCTTGCTATAGTCATTATGGCTTCTACATCACCTTCTGCCAGTTGTGCTGCCGCCGCTTCATTTATTTCTTCTGCACTGTTAAATTCTCCAAATATATCAAACATCTTAATACTCCTTTCCTCTTCCTGGCAGATTACCAGGAAGATATACCGTTAATAGTTGCTGTGATATTATGTATACTTAGATAAATAAGTATCATGTAGATAGTCTGGGAGTATATTCCCACTCCCATTCTGATTTTATGCGGCTTTGCGCCATTATCAGAATCAATATGTAACCGGATGCTGGCACTCATACAATTCACGCTTAAGTTGTGCAATACGTCCGGACACAAGCGTTAAGTTATGTACACGCATTTCAGTATTGTGTACACTTGGCTGTGGGCTGTAAGCTATAATTGCCTGTCTTAGCCATTCCAGCTTATCAAGCTCCTTTGTTATTCTTTCCTCTTCAATTCGCATAATTCCTCCGCTTTCTTCAATTCATATTCCATCCACTTTGTAAATTCGTGCTGTTCATCAGACCAGCTTATAGCATGTCCTCTGCTTACATTCAGATACTGCTGCCATAATTCAGTATTCTTCACAGGCTTTCCATTAGCTTTCTTCCAGCCGTTCTTTTCCCATTGCTGCGGCCAGAAGTTCCGGCAGGAGTTCAACACATGCTCACATTCTGTATTTATGCATATTTCACACTTCTGCCTAAACCTCATAAGCGCATGAATAATAGCTTCTAGCGCCGCCTGATTCTCTGTAACACTCTCAATAGTCTTTTTTCCATTTCTGATAAACTCTTTGCCATTAATAACAGTCTTTATTACATACATATACGTTGCCCGCTTTCTTACTGCTGGACCTTTAGCTGTCGTCTTTATGTATACGTTTACCTTCTGCATCTTTCTTTCCTTTCCGGAACTTAACCTCGTAATACTTAAATCCTAGTTCTGATATACCTGAAACCTCTGAACCTGTAACCAGGTAATATCCTTTGTTCTCATATTTTCTTATTGTGCTTTTTCTTGCCTTATCAGCAAATGTATTAGCATTAACTATCTTCTTGATCACAACCGGCTTTTTTAAATTACGTGATGGATTCCATCTTCTGCCCACCTTCCCGGTTGCATCCTCTGTCTTTTTGGAATACTTGATAAAATATTCTGCTATTCGTGTATAATCGTTGTCACTATCAAGAGGCTTCACATCCACGTAACCTTTTCCCCAGCATTTTTTTAATATCTGGATATCACATATATCCATAATCATATGAATGTGATGGGCGCCCTTCTTACCAATCTCTTTGACATATATATATTTAACATTGGGTACTGCTTTGCGTAACTTCTTTAACAGGTTGCGTATATCCACATTCATATCACCAGGTGTAGGAGGTCTGCTGTCCCTGGCATATGTATATGTCACCAGCATACCTGTATCATCTCTCCAGTTAGTGTTCATAAGTCCTGCTAACTTTCTTGTTGCTGCTCTGGTATTAATCGCTCTCTGGACTTCTGTTGTTGGCTTTTCTCTGCCCTCTCTTCTTTCACCCTTACAGTTATACCTTAGTGTGTGATATCTCCTTATCGTTACAACGCTACCTGCCACACATATCTCTTTTACATATGGCATATGAAAATGTTCTCCCTGGTTCTTAAGTTAATTATTTCAATCAAGTGTTTATGGGGCTTGAACCCCATTTAAAAAATTGATAATTTAACACCTGAATTAGTACTTTTTACATCTGTAATTTGTCGCATTTTATTTGTTTTTTCTTGACAAAAGTATTTATACGGAATATAATTCATATTAAAGTCATTGATGACTTTCTCTCTGGTTTGAGCTGCTCTCTGGCAGCTCTTTTTTATTACTATTTTTATTCTTTTACTCTGTTTTTTCTTCTGTTACTTTATGTTCCCTGCGTATATGAATACGTTCGTTGCCATCAAGAAACAGGTTATAATTAACATCACTGTATTTAATAGTTACCTTATCCAGCTTGCCCTTCATAAGAGGTCTCACAGCAGACTGTAATATACTTCCTATCTCTTCATTAGTCGCAAGCTCTAAGCACCTGTCTTCTGCGTTGCGTACTCTTCTTTCAACATTCCACCAGGCAGATGCTCCCTGGCACTTACATTTTTTAGTAGCTTCCTCCTCCAGATAAGCTTCCCACTCTTCCGGATTATCCTCATAATCTGCTGCCACTACATCATCAATCTGTAACATAGTCTGCTGCTTACAGTAGCGGCAGTAACCTATATATTGTCCTTTGCTCATCTTTACCCTTTCTATATGTCCAAATACTTTTCATGCACTAATATTGATGTTTTTTATTAAGCTGCGGCGAGATAGCAACACTAACAACACCGCAGCTCTTTTTATATATTTCTTAATCTGTAATCACCTATTGGAACACCTGCTTTACACTCCAGCCTGTGAAGCCTTAACATCCACTTGGATGCATCTTCGATTCTTCCATCTGCAATAGCTGCATTGATTCTCTTGTTAAATGCAATTATTTCCCCGGTTATCCTCATTGTTTTATTTTCTCCTTTATCATTTTCTGCTTAATAACACTTCTGGCATATCTTTGAGCTGCTTCCTTAAGATCAGCAACTGCTCTAGCCCTTTCGTCCTCTGACAGTTGTGGTGAATGCACATTCACAACACACCCATCAGGGAATACTGTTGTTTTTAAATCGTATTTCATACATACCACCTCTTATGCTTATACTTACTGTCTTATATGCTTTAGCTGATTGTCCTGATTACTGCTTTTAATCGCAATATGATATGTGACAATGTGGACAGCCTGTTATTAATGTTGAGCTGGCTTCTTCTACTGAAATTCCAGTTTTATATCCGTCATGGTTAATCTGCGCATAAATATCATTATTGCAACTCCAACATTTTCCACTTTCTGGTGCAAAGTGTGGATATCCATTCTCTTTGCAATACTTATCCTGTGCCGCTCTTGCTTCACTTGAATTAAAATGTGCCATAATATCACCTCTTCCTATCATCTCTGCATAAAACTAATATTGTTATGCAGATAATCGTTGTTATTGCTACTGCTGTTGTGTTCATATCTTCTCCTTTTTATGGTCTTGTATCCACATCAATAAGACTTTCTGTATGAAAATACATCTTGTAATGATATGGGTCTGAATGTGTTCCTGTTATATCCTCAACAACATACATTGTGTAATCATTGAGATATATGTAATTCTTTCTGTATTCATCTGCACCAGTTTTAACCGTACATACAAGTTCATTTTCACTATCATTGCTTATGCTCATATAGCCTTCTGCTTCCATAATGATTTTATCTGTACGTGCGTTGTATACTGTTATTTTTCGTTCACACTCAAAATAATCTGCCTGCTTTGACATATTGTAATTAACTTTATCTGCTTCACTACAACCTGTCATTGTTAATGATGCACCTAATATTAAAGCTGCTAATATTGTGTTTTTTCTCTTTATCACTTTCTGTCTCCTTGTATAAATATCTTGTTTAATCCTGTTCTAGCTCCTATACTTTAATCACAGGCTATTGCCGTAGCCGAGTATTTTTGAAAGGAGTTTGTTTATGCCAATTACATACACTATCATCAGCAACTTTACTGAAATTGGAACTTGTGAAGGTCTTCCTGTAACCGAACAAGGACGACCTTTTGTTTTAATACATCCTTCATATCTAGGTGTAGTATCTGTTGGTGACACTCTTGTTTCTCCTGATGGACAATACCTAAAAATTTATATGGATGACTATGTTCTTGAAAACAATGAATTGAGAGCAATAAAATTTTTCTATGAATAACTTATTCTTCCATGTATCAATTCCTTGTTATTGAAATACAGGGAAGTTTTTCTCCTGCTTTCCATCCATTCTTATGATTAAATACTTTTGCCTTTTGATAACCATCAACATATGGAACTTTTACAATAAATGGCTTTGTGATTTTCTCTCCATCAATTTCAAGTTCTTCTTTATCGTAATTAATTTTTATGCTATTCATTCTTAACCTCTTAAACTAATAATCATCAACACAGCTATTGAAAAATATATTGGGAAGTTAGGATGCCTCTCTCTGAATGGTATCCTTATAACTTCATAATGCTTAATGCCAGATACTTTCATTTTCTTTATAGCTGATACCGCCTGTATAAATGTCTTGGCTTTCTCTTCTATGAATGGTTCATAGCTACGGATAATGTACTTATATGTTTTCTTCGCAATTGCTCTCACATCCTTGTATGTTACTTGCTTGGAATAGTTACCTTTTTGACTTAAATATTCTGTCATAACATTCTTTACATACACCCTGACGCCATCCAAAAAATACTTCAGCCTTGTTTCTGCAACCTATAACAAGGCAACGTTTCCGTATTATTTTATAAAGCGCTCCTCCGGTTTCATCATGTAAGCCAAATTCTTTTCTTAGGATGTTCTTACTTATTTGAACTGCTATACCAATTAAAATAAGTATCATTGATACATATACTATTGCTGTTACCATATAAATACCTCCTTGTTATGTTACTTGCTTGGAAATAATGTCACGTATTGTGGCATTATTAATCAAAAAAAATAGACTGTACAGTCTTTTCATAGTATTGAGCTAATTTAACCTTTACTGAATCTCTCGGTATTCTCTCGCCACATTCATACATTGATAATGCCGAATCACTTATTCCTACTGCATTTGCCACTTCTGACTGCGACTTAGTTCCACGCAACTTCACTAATCGGCTACCGATCTTTTTAGCATTCAAATTATCACTCCTTTCGTGCCACGTTCTGTGGCTTGGATATAATATATCACCTGCCACGAACTGTGTCAACACATTTTGTGGAATTTTTCTTGATTTTTCCACAAAACGTGTTATTATTAAACCATACTAAATAGAAGGAGTTGAAACAGATGGGTGATTTTCCTAATATATTCAAAAGAATAAGAGAGCAAAGTGGTTTAACACAACAACAGATGGCAGATAAACTCGGCATATCCCGAAGTGCTATTGGAATGTACGAAAAAGGAGAAAGAGAACCCAACTTTGAAACTCTTGAATTAATAGCAGATACTTTTAATGTAGATATGAATTTTCTTCTGGGTAAAAAACCAACAACAGAAGTTATCCCAGATACCTACTACCTTAATGATGATGCAAGAGATATGGCTCAGTTCTTATATGAGAACCCTGACTATAAAGTTCTCTTTGATGCATCACGCAAGGTTAAAAAAGAAGATATTCAGTTTGTAAAGGAGATGATTGACCGAATGTCTAACAACAACGATTAACAGTAAGAGGGTGAAAAGAAATTGGATACTAATATTGTATATGCTGATATGCCTGTGACAATTAAGGCATACACTATGCATTGTAATGATGATACTTATACAATAGTTCTAAACTCAAGACATTGTTTGGAACAGCTAATGAAAGCGTATCATCACGAGATGAAACACATTGAAAATGGAGATTACGACAAACAGTGCAAAGATGTTCAGGTAATTGAAATATTTGCACATAGAGAAGAGGGGGATATTTAATATGGATATATCTAAGGAACAATTCAAAAATATAAAAAAAGAAGGAGGGTTTTCAAGTTTTACATTTCTTACTACTGCAAAATATATAAATGGAACATCGTCTGCTGAAAAAACCTATTGTAGTATTGGACTATATAACGCAGGATTACTCCTCGACGTTACAGGTAATACAAAATCTTTATATAAAAGCGAGGAAATTACTAATGTATTTTTAGCAAATCCTTACATTGTAATAGAATTTATTGATGATAATTTCTGGGTTTTGTCTGCATCAGATAAAAAACTCAAAAAAATATATGATGGACTATTATATACCGGTGTTAATTCTGATATAAAAGATGTACATCAATTCTTAGAAAAAAATATAATTATAGATTCCAATGGTAATGATTTATCTAATAAAATAAAAATCTGTAATAATTGCGGTGATAAGTTACTAGTAAAAGCTGAAAAATGCCCTTATTGTGGAAAAAAGGATACCGGATTTTATATTGTAGATAAAAATGATACTGAAAAAATAAATACAATTATAGGAAATGTGCCACATCCCAAAAATGGCACTCCTATTTGGAATACAAAGAATCCCTCAATTACCAAAAAAGGACAGATTAAAGAAAAAGTAAAAGAAAACAAAGCTAATGGAATAGCTTGTTGTCCTAAATGTGGAAGTACCAGCATAAACTATTCCACTAAAAAATTAAGTTTGGGAAGAGCTCTTCTTGGAGGTGCTACATTTGGAAGTACTGGAGCAATTATAGGCGGACTTTCAAGCAAACAAGGTGTAGTTAAATGCTTAAATTGTGGATACAGTTGGAAATTATTATAATAGGAGGCTAACAATTATGAACACTAAAAGCAAATGGTACTTAAGCACTTGGTTTATTGCACTTTTATGTGCATGCTGGTTTCTTATTATTCCGCCTATAATCGGCATTATTCTTCTTATCATAAAAGCTGTAAATGATAAGAAACAAAAAGAACTATTCACACAAACATTCAATCAAAACAATCAACTATCGCAGGAATATTCTGAAATGATACAAACATGTGATGAGCTAGGTGTTACTGAATATATAGAAACAAAGAAAAAGATTGAACAAATAGAACAGGAATCAGCCGCAAAGATTGCTTCTGCTGAAAGCGAAGCAAAAGCTAACCTTGATTCTCTCAATGAAGAAATACAGAGTAATAATGTATTAATTGATAAATTGAGAACTGAAATTAATGAATTGCAACAACAGGATGATAAACTAAAAAAATCTCTTGCAACCCAGCAGCGTAAAATATCACGTTCCAAAGAATTGTATAAGAGTTTTGCTTATGCATTTGATAACTTTATAAATTTAGAAATTCCTTATAATAGTTGCATCTTAAGCACAAGTGATTTAGAAGATGCCGAAGAAATTGCTCCTTCAGTAATTCTTAAATTACATTGTATGGACATAAAGAGTCTGCGAAAAGCTTATAAAGATAATGAAAAGCTTATAGACAATCTTTTAAAGCAATATTCTGCCAGATATACAACCAAAGCTAATAAAGCTATCTACAACCTAATGGTAATAGCATTAAGAGCTGAACTACAGAATGTATTATATGCACTAAAATATGAAAAGCTAGATACTGCAATCGAACATGTAAAAGATATTTCTGCAAAATACCTTAAGATTGCTGGCGAAGGCAATCAGACTATTGCTGGTACTCTTACAAAGTTCATAGGCGAATTAGAATATCTCTTTATTAATGCTGTTAAAATTGAATATAATTACTATGTTAAACGTGAGCAAGCTAAGCAAGAACAGATGGCTCTTAAAGAACAAATGCGACAGGAAGCTGAAGAACGTAAAGCTCTTGAACGTGAAAAGAAACATATTCAACAGGAAGAAGAAAAGTTCAATACTGAAATTAGTAAGTTGCAAGATACTATGTTAAATACTACTGATGAATCAGAAATTGATAAACTCAAGGCAAGAATCCTTGAACTTCAATCTCAATTAGGTGAAGTAATTGTTAAAAAGGATGAAATAACTAACTTACAAAATGGTAAAGCCGGTACTGTTTATATAATAAGTAACTTAGGAGCTTTTGGTGAAGATGTATTTAAAGTAGGTATGACACGTAGGCTTGAACCTCAAGACAGAATTAATGAGCTCGGAAACGCCAGCGTTCCTTTTAAATTTGATGTACATAGCTTCATATTCTCTAAAGATGCTGTAGCTCTTGAAAATAAGATGCACGAAATACTTAATGATAGACGTGTAAATAAAGTTAATATGCGTAAGGAATTTTTCAAGATATCTATAGATGAGCTTGAAAAGATAGTTGATGAAATAGAACCAACGGCAGAATTTAACAAAACAATGGTAGCTGGCGAATATCGTCAATCTCTTTCTTCTGATTCTAACTATACTAACTCATACTCTCTTGATGATGATGATGAAGACGAATAATTATCGGCTTTAAACCAACATTTTATGTGTTGGAGATGTGGGAATAATATTTAATTAAGACTATGATTAGGAGGTATTACTATGAGTGAAAAGGAACAGTTATTACAGTTAATTGACAATATGCCTGATTATAAGATTGGGTATATATTAGCTTACGCAAAAGGTATTACTGCTGAGGAACAGGCTGATAATGATTTCTGTGAAGCACTTTATCAAGATTATATGAATAGTCCAGATAAAGACGAAAGCTATTCCCTTGATGATTGCAAAAAAGAATGGGGGATTGATTAATGTATAGAATTATTATCAAAAAGCCGGCTAAAAAATTTATTGATAAATTATCTAAGAACGAAAAGCTGCGAATTATCAAAGCAATAGAAAAATTACCTGAAGGTGAAGATATTAAAAAGCTGAAAGGTCATGATAATATATATCGTCTTCGCGTTGGTGATTACAGAATTCTATATACTGTTGATAATGGTGAGTTTATTGTGATTGTTATTAATGCTGGAAACAGAGGACAGATATATAACCAATATTGACACCAAAACATATAAATGGTAAGATAAGTCCAACAGAAATGGTCGTTGTTTAAAATGACTAGCGAGAATCCCTCTTACCATTTATATGGAAAGAGGGATTTTTTCCTTTATATTGACTTAATAACAACTTTATATTAATATATATCTCAAGAAGATATGGCTAACTTGTTTGGCTGTGAATAGAGGACTTGAGATGTAATGTCTCAGGTCCTCTATTTGCATTTAGGAGAAATATATGAACAAAAAACCTCAAGAATTTTTAACTATCGAACAACAGATTGAATTGCTATTTGCACATAGATTATAAATTACATTATAACTCTATAAATTTAAATATATTGGAATACTTGACAAGACTTTTACATATGATATAATGTCACTTGTTAATAGTGAATGACTGCTGGGCGGTCGCGAAAGGGTCTTGGAATTATATTCCAAGGCTCTTTTTGCATATAAGGAGAATACATATGACTGATATACCTTTTTCATCAATTGATGACCAGATTAAAAAACTTTTATCGCAAAATTTAATTATAGATGATATTGGTTATGCCAAATATACATTAGAATTATTTGGCTACTCTAATCTTATTAAAAGCTATAGAGAACCCTATGTCATTAAAACGGATTCTTCTATCCAGTATCGCTCAGGTGTAACCTTTGGCCAGATTCATTCTTTATATATGCTAGATAAAAATCTTCGCAATTCTGTTATGTCTTCAATGCAAGACCTGGAAGAACATATTAAAGAAGCTGCTGCAAGTGTTATATCTGAAGCATTTGGAACCAAAGAGGAAAATTATCTATCATACAGAAATTATAGAAATAAAAAGAAAAGAAAAAAAAGATTTACCCTGCCATATATACTCGACACAATGAAAAAGACTCTTGATACTGATAAAAACCCTATTCATCATTATGCCGAAAAATATGGAAATGTTCCTCCCTGGATTCTTTTTAAAAGTGTTTACTTTAGTACTATCATCAACTTTATTGACTTATTCAAAAAGGATGAATTAGTTAAACTTGCACATAAACTATATGATACTAACAGTTTAAATATATCTGATGAAGCATTATGCACATTAATGATGGATACTTTATTTATATGTTTAGATTATAGAAATACTGCTGCACATGGTGGACGAATATATAACCATAAATGTAATTACACTCTTCATAACGAAGAAATTTTTTCTGATGAAAAGCAATATATGCCACCAGGATTTAGCCAATTATTATTTTTACTCAGTCTAATGGATTATAGAAGTCCTTATATATATTTACATTTAGAGTTGGAAGAACAAATTAATAAGCATTGCAGTAATTACCCACAGGACACAACATATTTAGGTCAAATTCTTAATATGAATATTATTCCTCATAATATTGTATATATAACAAACAACAGTAATAAATATCATTATAATAAACATTGTAGTGGAATAAAAAATGTAACTGAAATTGATTTAGAGCGTGCATTAGACAATGGATATGTTCCTTGTAAAAGATGTTTTAAAAACAATTAA